ACGAGTTGCGAGAGAATAGGGTTGGGTTGGTACATGAAGGGATAGATAAGACAGAAATATTTTTGAGAATTGTTTTGGGTGAACAGGCTCGTCGCAGTATCGATCATTCAGACCATGGTCTACTCCCAAGCAAACGCCCAACAGTCGCTGGTGACCACCTAGATCAGCCAGCGTAGTGACATTCAGGTAAACCCAAGATCGATAATGTAATCAAATAATCCGACTATCCCTCCCATAAGTAACGACGTAACATAACTCTTGGAGGGACACAAATGGTATCTTCCGTACGCGAACATCTAACGCAAGCAACCAAGTATATTGCCTATCTACTCGATCATCCTCTTGAGCCAACCAGTTACAACCACCTAGTTGATACACATCACCGCTTGACACTTGTTGCCTCATACTTCGACACCGTTCCAAGCAAACATATCCAGATTGGGAGCTTGTCAGTCCCCTACACCACGGAAGACGTGATACTTTGAGCCGCGCAAAGGAAGCAAAGCCAAAGGTGTTTAACAAGTTACCAAGCGCACCAAGCCTACACCCAGACGCAAACCTGATTTGGCGTTACGTGTCTAATCCGGCAGACGAGTGTACCCGGCAAATTGTGGCGAGTTGGGATTGGCGTAAACAGGTATCAGTGATTACAGTGCCCCACGATTGGGATGGTGAACGCATATGCTAGACACACTGTATTCCGCCTATAAAGCAAACCCCAACGAAGACAACGCCAATGCGCTATTTGGAGGCGTAAGAGAACTGGCTCAGCGGCGTCTCAACAATGCCGATGCCGCTCAACAGGTAACCTTAACGATCCTTGAAGGGATTGGCTCCTACCAGCGAGTTGAACCCTTTGCCCACTGGGTGAACACTGTAATCAAAGGGAACTATATAGTTGATTGCACACGCAACTACCTTTAAAATGAATACATGAGCCGCTCAACTATTAGTTCCTACGAGTTGAATCGTCGCTTTCCAACGCCGGAATCCGCGCAGAAGTATATGGAAGAGAAGCGGTGGGGTGGGAAGCCGCAATGCCCATCGTGCGGGGAAGTCAACCTGGTGACGAAGCGCAGGGACGCGGGGTATTACCGGTGCCCGATCTGCCGCCTGGTATTCACTGTCCGCACCGGCACGATCATGGAACGTTCCCACATCCCCTTGGACAAGTGGCTCTACACCTATTACCTCGTGATGACGGCCCGGAAGGGTATCTCCTCACTCCAGTTGGCGAAGGAGATCGGGATCACCCAGAAATCGGCTTGGTTCCTCCTGCAGCGTATCCGGCAGGCTTGCGGGAAGAAGGATGACGACGATCAGAACGGGTTTCTTCAGGGCATCGTGGAAGCCGATGAGACCTACATCGGCGGCAAAGAAGCCAACAAGCATGAGCACAAGAAGCTGAATGCCGGGCGCGGTGCCGTCGGCAAGATCGCTGTCCTGGGAATGCGCGAACGCGGGGGAAAAGTCAGGGGCAAAGTGCTTTCCAGCACCGATGCAGCTACGATTCAGGCCACAGTTATCGACGCGGTGATTCCTGGATCTACCCTCTATACCGACGAGCACGGCTCCTACATCGGTATGGACTTGGTGTATGGACATGCTTCGGTCAACCACAGCGCCAAGGAGTACGTGAATGGAATGGCGCATACCAATGGCATCGAGAGCGTGTGGGCCATCCTGAAGCGCGGCTTCTACGGTGTGTACCACTCGTTCAGCGAGAAGCACCTTCAGCGCTACGTTGATGAGTTCTCATTCCGGCTGAACGAGGGCAACGTAAAGAACCATACGATGAGCCGGATCGACTCCTTGCTGGCCAAAAGCGTCGGCGTCAGGATCATGTACAAAGACCTGGTCGCCGTATAGAGATTTACGCCTACGGTTAGAGGAGGAAATAAGGAATGATGATAGTCGGCAAGTGTCCCTGGTGGGAAAGGCAGCTTCATTTGGGAGTTCTGGATGGTGGTGCCGTTTCTGTAGAAACGGAAAGTGGTAAACACGCCAGCGGCGTTACGTTACCGCTAATGTAATCAGGGAGGTGCAGTCAACTATATAGTTCCCTAATCAAACACCACCGAAAACAGACGGCAAGTGGTCCCGAATCCGCATACATCGAAGAGGATTACTCGGAGCCACACTATGCCAGTGCTGATCTAGAAGACTGGCTGGATACAGAGTGTAGAATAACCGGTCTGCTGAACAACCTAGTGCAGGATGGTGGGCCAGTTCTGACAATGGTTGACCTTATCTTGAACGGCAGTACAGTTCGAGCAGCAGCAGAACAAGTTGGTCTGTCAGAAACGGCTGCTCGTAAAAGATTGCGAAAGCTAGGCCGGTTTTCCCAGTTTTAGGGGATAGAGAGTAGTGGTGGTATTAAAGTGGTGCTTACACTAGATGGGCAGATAAAACCCCTTCGCGGCGAGACCTTCGAGTTTCGCCCCTGCCCTCACAGGAGTTGACAATGGTTGACCAGATACACATACCCGGAACATACGCCACCAACCCCTATCGCGGTATGACATTGGATGAGTTAACTGACGCAATGGCGGCAAGTAACAAGCAGTTGCGTAAGTCGCTCGCCGTTGAGGTAGCAGAAAGACGCCACAAGATAATGAGTGAGAACAGTGCCAAGCCGACCACAGCGATCCTGTAAGGCTCCCGGTTGCCCTGCACTCGTTGACTCCGGATGGTGCGACGAGCATCAAGCTAACCGCACTGACAAGATGTACGACAGGTGGCGAGGGTCATCAAGCAGCAGAGGGTACGATACGCGCTGGACCAACTGGCGCAACCAGTACATCAAGCGTCACCCGCTATGCGTTGACCACTTGGCACTAGGCATAGTTAAGACGGCGCAAGAGATACACCATGTGGTCAAGGTGCGTGACTGCCCTGACCTACAGTACGACGAGACAAATGTGATGGCACTGTGTAAGTCGTGCCACAGCACACGCACCAAACGCGGGGAATGACCTAAGTGATTGAGGATATGGGGTCTAAATCCGTACGAACCTCCACCACTCTCAACCGCTGCGTAGTCAAACTTTTATGCCCGCGATTCTGTTAAATGGTTTTTAAAGGGGTTACACATACCGATGCCAATGCCGAGGACACCGACTGCGCTCAAACTATTGGCTGGAAACCCCGGCCATCGACCTATCAATCAAAACGAGCCACAACCCAAGGTTGGACTTGGTGAGCCACCCGCTGAACTAGACGCCGCGCACCGCAAGATATGGCGCGAGCTGTCCAGGTCAATGCCGGAAGGGGTGTTCACTGTTGCTGATCGCTTTCTTGTCGAACAGGCCTGTCGCCTTATTGTCCGCATGCGTAGCGACTCTATCTCCCTATCCCAGAATGCTCAACTAACCGGAATCCTTGGGCGACTGGGTATGTCTCCCTGTGACCGCAGCAAGGTTAATGCCGTAGCACCCAAGGAACAGAAACAGGACGAGTGGTCATTTGCCCCCAATGTACGCAAAGCGAGCAAGTAAGTATGCTACCGACGTAATAGCAGGTAGAGTGCTGGCTTGCAAATGGGTACATTTGGCGTGTAAGAGACACCTCCACGACCTCACTCGTAAAGACTTCCGCTGGCACTTCGACAACGACCAAGTTGATAATGTTTGCCGCTTTGCGGAACTAATGAAACACGAAAAGGGTGCGCTACAGGGACACCCCTTCCATCTTGAAGACTGGCAGGTGTTCACACTCGCCAGCATCTTCGGTTGGGTAGATCCAGATGGTATCCGCAAGTATCGTGAAGCCTTCATCCTTGTTCCGCGTGGTAATGGAAAATCACCACTCGCCGCGATCATATCCCTCTGGATGACCTTCTTGGACGGGGAGCCCGGAGCTGAAGGATACTGCGGTGCTGCTGGTCAAGAACAGGCACTGGAAGTCTTCCGACCCGCCAAGGCAATGGTGGAGCAGTCGCCTGAACTACAGGAGCGATACGGGATCATCCCCGCCGCTCAGAGTCTCTATCAACCCTCCACCCGCTCCCGTTACAAGCCCGTGATCAGGAAGCCAAAGGACGGCGCAAGTATCTATATCGCCATCCTTGACGAGTGGCATGAGGCCACTGACGCAGTACAGTATGACTGCTTCAGGACTGGCGCTAACAAACGTAAGAACTCACTGTTGCTGGAGATTTCAACGGCTGGTGTGACGACCGAAGGCCCATGCCATAACAGACAGCGTGAAGTCGAACTGGTGCTAGAAGGTACTGTTGAAAACGACCGTCTGTTT